AAGGGCTGCGTCTTAAAATCGTAATCTATCTGTTCCAACATTTGTTCTCCTACGGGGTTGACTGCCATGTATCTTATATGTATATAGGTGTTTGTCAAGGCCGTAAAAAGGGTCTTTTAAACAGGAGTACTAGATGAACGATATTTTAGGCATGATGGAAGAGGACTTTGAGAAAACTCTCTCTTCTGTCGAAACGCTGGACAACGCAGGTTTGGACACTGTGGCTGGTCTAGCTAGAAAGATCAAGTATCAACAAGATAAAGTTGAACGGCTTGATCGGGAACTTAAAGACGAAAAGCAAGCACTACTAAAGCTGACAGACGAGGACCTACCTTCGACTATGGCGGACTTAGGGCTGTCTAAGTTCTCTTTGGATGACGGCAGTACAGTAGAAGTCAAGCCGACTTACGGTGCCAGCATCCTCGTCAAAGACCGTCCGGCAGCATACGAATGGCTGCGCGAAAACGGGTTTGATGACATTATCAAGAACGTTATCTCTTGCCAGTTTGGCAGAGGTGAGGATGACCAAGCCAGTGCGTTCCACGCGTTTGCATCTCAGCAAGGTTATCCGGCAGACCAGAACGAAAGTATTCATTCGAGTACACTCAAAGCGTTTGTTAAAGAGCGCATCGAAACGGGAGAAGACTTCCCGCACACACTTTTCGGAGCCTACGTTGGGCAACGAGCCATTATTAGGGGAGCAAAATAATGGGTGCAGTTAAGAAGACAGAGAAAACAGAAATGGTTGAGTTTGACCAAAGTATGTTTGAAGCGGACGCCGGAGTTGGCGTATCGGATATGGGCCAAGACGATCTGGCGCTGCCGTTCCTCAAGCTGATTAGCGGGCTTGACAGCCTGTTAGATGACCCTGACTTTGAGGGCAAGAAGGGGGATATCTACAATACCGTCTCCCAGACCGTCCACAAGGGCGCAGACGGCGTTAAGGTGATACCGTGCGTCTATCAGCGCAGGTTTATCCAGTGGGCTCCCAGAGGCGCTGGTTCAGGCGCTCCTATTGCGGTGTTTGAACCAACAGACAAACTGCCTCCGTTTGAACGTGACCGTGAAACCAATAAAGACATGGTTGTCGGTGGTGATGGGTCGTACATCGAAGAAACGCACCAACACTTCGTAATCGTTCTTAACGAAGACGGCTCTGCGGAAACGGCGCTCATTGCAATGAAAAGCACGGGCCTCAAGAAAAGCCGTAAGTGGAACTCTATGATGAGTTCAATCACCATGAACGGTAAGAACGGTCCCTTCACACCGCCGCGGTTTAGCTCTGTATATTTGCTAAAGTCCGTCAGTGAAGAAAACAGCAAGGGCAAATGGCATAATTGGGATATGTCCCGCATTGGCCCCGTAGAAGACAAGGGCATCTACAATAGAGCCCGCGAGTTCCGTGCAAGCATCGCTTCAGGGGACGTGGTTGTGAAACACCAAAGTGAAGAGGCGTCAAAGCCTGACTTCAACCCAGACGAAGTACCGTTCTAGTTTCACAAGGGCCGTAGCTGATGCTGCGGCCCGCTTTCCCAAAGGAAGACCCCATGTCAGTAGATAAGTTTTCCGCCATCTTTGATGGTTTGAAACAGGCTTACGGCACGTACAAAGTTGAAAAAACTCAGTCCAACGGTAAAAATACTGGCAAGGCTAGTATCATTAAGGAACCGCGGACCTCGAAACTCTGGAAAGGTCATCTGTCCGGCAAAGGCACCGCTGTAGGCATAATCCCGATTAACGAGGATAATTGCTGCAAGTGGGGCTGCATTGACGTTGACCAGTACCCGCTAGACCACAAAGTACTTATAGAAAAAATACGGGCTATGAAGCTGCCCTTGGTTGTCTGTCGATCAAAGTCCGGCGGCGCACACTGCTTTTTGTTCTGTAAGGAATGGATCGAAGCAAAGGAAATGCAGAAGGTCCTGACACACCTGTCCGCGGCCCTCGGATATGGCGGTAGTGAGATATTTCCAAAACAAGTAAAACTGCACTTGGATCGCGGAGACGTAGGTAACTTTCTAAACCTGCCTTACTACGACGCAGAGGACGGCCTGAGATACGGCATTCTGGATGACGGCACGTCAGCAACGCTTGAAGAGTTCTTCGGCTTGTACGAGGCGCATGTGCAAACGCCGGAGGAGATAGTCAAACTTCAAATGACTGACGCGCAGGTTAAGGGGCCGCTTGCCGACGGACCGCCGTGCTTACAGCATCTCACAAAGGTTTTGATTAGCGAAGGCGGAAGAAACAACGGTCTGTACAACATAGGCATTTATCTGCGCAAAGCGTTTCCCGATAGCTGGGAGACAGAGATACTGACATACAACACCCAGTTTTTAGACCCGCCCTTGCCGCTGCCAGAAGTAAACGTTGTTGCAAAGCAAGTTGGCAAAAAGGATTACTCGTACAAATGTTCTGACGCGCCCATCAACGCGCACTGCAACAAAGAACTGTGCCAAACCATGAAGTTTGGTATCGGTGCCGCGGCTCAAAATGCCGCTGTGGGTAACCTGCGTAAGTACAACTCAACACCGCCCGTGTGGTTTATGGACGTTAACAGTGAACCTGTCGAACTGGATACTGACGGCCTGATGAACCAAACCTTATTTCAAAAAGCCTGTATGGAGCAAATTAACTTCATGCCGCGAAGCGTTGCAAAGGCACAGTGGGAAGCGCGGATCAGCGCGATGATGCGTGAAATGACCGAAAACCAAAGCGCCATAATAGAAGTATCCGTTGACGCCTCAGTGGGTGGTCAGTTCTACGACTTCCTAGAAGAGTTCTGTAGCCACATGCAACAGGCCAAAGACAGAGAAGAGATACTGCTTCGCCGTCCGTGGACCGATGAGGAGGAGGGTTACACATATTTCAGGCTCAAGGACTTCGAAGGGTTTTTAAAGAAGAACAAGTTCTTTGAATATAAGTCCCACAAGATAGCCCAGCGTCTGCGCGAGGTGACAGGAGAAAGCTGCTTGCTTAGAATAAAAGGTCGCGTGGTACGTCTATGGAAGGTGCCAGCATTTGAAAACGGTGATATAGAATTAAGTACACCACAGTTTCAAGCGCAGGAGAGTCCGTTTTGACTGACAACGTATTAAAAGAAATGCGGAACAAAGAAATTGTCCGTCTGATTGACGAACAGAAAGTGACCAAGACCGCTGTTGCTAAATGGTTTGGGATAACCAAGCAGCGAGTACATCAGATATACACTCGGGAGACAAACAATGTATCGGATATTCGGACCTCCGGGGACGGGGAAAACAACAACACTACTCAATAAGGTTGATGACGCCCTGCAAAGCGGAATAGAGCCAACCAAGATTGCTTTCTTAGCCTTCACCAGAAAAGCCGCAGAAGAAGCTAAAGAACGCGCCGCTGCACGATTTAAGCTGGACCCGAAAAAGGACCTGTACTTCTTTCGTACTATTCACAGCCTAGCGTTGTCACTGTCAGACATAAGCCCTGAACAAGTAATGCAGCCGTCGGACTACCGCGAACTGTCGGAAAGTATGGGTGTACATCTCGTAACCACCAAAAGCGTTAATTTTGATGACGATCTGCCAGACATGATGAAAGCGTCTGATCCAATTCTGGGTTTAATAAATCTGGCGCGTCTTAGAAAAGTGCCTCTGCGTAAACAATACGACATGAGCAACACACATCTTACATGGAACGAGATAAATTACGTCGATAGCTGCCTTGGGAGATACAAACAGGTCCGGCACAAATTTGACTTCACAGACATGCTGGAGAATTTTGTAATAGAAGGCTCCAACTTCTGTCCAAACTTCGAACTCTGTTTTGTGGACGAGGCGCAAGACCTCTCTCCAATGCAGTGGGATATTGCCCACCTGTTAGATGAACGCTCCAAACGAATGTATGTCGCGGGTGACGATGACCAAGCTATCTACCGTTGGGCCGGAGCCGACGTGGACGCATTCATAAACCTCGACGGCGGATCAGATACACTAAGCCAATCCTATCGCATCCCCTACAGCGTACACAAAGTGGCAGAAGGCATAGTCAAACGCATTCAACGGCGCGTCGTAAAGAATTACGAACCAAGACAAGAAATGGGCGAAGTCGGATACTACCGAGATATTATGGACATTGACCTGTCAGAAGGCTCTTGGCTTATAATGGCGCAAGCCGGATATATGCTAGAACCCGTGGCGCAATACCTAAAGTCCTTCGGTTACCTGTTCGAATATCGCGGCTCACGGTCCATCTCCGCTAAGATTAGTGACGCGGTAAACGGGTGGGAGCAACTGCGTAAAGGCCAAAGCGTTACAGGGCAAACAGCGCGAAACATCTATGAGTACATGTCCGCTAAGGATTCTATCAACTCTGACCAAAGAATAAAAAAGGGCTTTAAGCGCCTCAAAGGTTTGGAAGACGCCGAAATGGTTAACATGCAAGACCTAAATGTTAACCACGGGCTACTCGCAACAAAAGATATGCTTTGGCATGAAGCTATGGACCGTCTGCCAGAAAGAGACAGGGCTTATATAATCGCACTGCTTCGACGCGGAGAACGCTTTAACGGGACGCCCCGTATCATAGTGTCCACAATCCACGGCACCAAAGGCGGAGAAGCCGACAACGTTGTAGTGTTCTCGGACATTAGCGCAGCGGCTCAACAAGATATGACCGAAAGACCCGACGATATGCACCGCGTGTTCTACGTTGCCGTCACGCGGACCCGAGAGCGTTTGTTTATTATCGAAGGCAAAAACTTAAACAGGAGTTACGACATATGAACTGTTGGCACTGTGGGACAGAATTAATCTGGGGCGGGGATCACGATTGTGAGGATAATGAAGAGTTCATTATGGTCACTAATCTTAGCTGCCCCAACTGTCAGTCGTTTTTTCTGGTTTATTTGCCCGAAACAGAAAATGGGGGAGTTTCCCCCGATGGAAAGGTTTACGAATGAACTGGTGGGAAGACTTAGAGTTGATGAGGCGTTTATTTAAATATGACCCCAAAACGGGTTTGATTTATACGCGGGAACGTTCGCCAAAAGATTTTTACGACACGGGGAGCGGTAGCTCGTTTGTGAGTGCTGAAGGGGCGGCTATAAAATACAACTTGGAAAACTTAGGGCGACTAGCTTTTAATTGTCGTGTCAAAGGTAGACGATCTACATGTTACTATTTTAACGGTTCGCCATCATATTTAGGTACACAAAAGAAACTGTTCGCGCACCGCGTTGCCTTCTTTTTATATCACGGGCATTACCCTAGATGGCCTAACTCTATCGACCATATCAATAGGGATGGATGCGACAACCGCATTGAGAACCTACGAGAAGTTACCGCAAAGGAACAGTCTGCTAACACCGGACTGAGCAAGGCAAACACTTCGGGAGTTAAAGGCGTAAGCTTTTTAAAGGGCCGGAATAAATGGAGAGCTTCTATTAACCTTGAAGGCAAAAAAGTAAACCTCGGTACGTTCAACACTTTGAAAGAGGCGGTGACCGCAAGGCAAGCTGGAGAAAAACAATGAGCGAAGATTTCAACATTAAAATATCGGTTAGAAACGGCAGGTTGTTAAAGGCCATTAGGGCTCATTACGCTTCAGTGGCTGATTTAGCGCGTAAATTACCCCGAAATAGTGGTAGCTTAAACGGGTTGGTTACCATGAAGGTAAAGCCGTTTAACCAAAACGGTTGGACCGATTTAGCCTTGGACGTTGCGGCGATGGTGGGAAAGGAGCCCGAGGATTTATGGCCTGACCACCTTCGTGAGTTGAAGCTCATTAAATCAACCGCTGAAATGGAAGTTGATTTAGACAGCGTTAAGCAACTAATTCAAGACGGAACTTCCGAAAAGTCTTTGTCTCAGATTAGTGCTATCTCAAAGCTATCTGAAAAACTGACCCCGAGAGAACGTCAGTGCATGGCAATGCGCTGGGCCTTGGGTCATACCCTAGACGAAACTGCCCGAGTCTTTGGTGTTTCAAGGGAAAGAGTGCGTCAAGTAGAAGCCAAAGCCATTAGAAAGATGAAAGGCGCAGCTTTGGTTGCGGGTTACTTCACTACAGGTTCTCGGCACGGAGAATATAACCGTGTTCTTCAAAAGTTTAAGAAAAACAACAATCCGCGCACAACCAACAGAGGCATAGACCTCCTCAATGATTAATCGAAGGGAAGCTTACAAAAGATTAGAAAACCTTTTAAAAAAGGCAATGGACCCTGCTTGCTCCCCCGCAGAAGCTCAAGCGTGTAAGGCAAAGGCGGATAAACTAGCCGCGGAACTAGGTATTAAACGACGTAAAAAGAAACGTAAAGAAAAGTTGTTTGTAAAAGGACTGTACACAAAAGCCCCGCAAGAAAGCTCTCCTGAATGGGTGATGTTCACTTTAAATATTAACCGCGTAGAACTAATTAATTGGCTTTTAACAAGCGGTCGCTCAGAGTGGATTAACGCTCAAGTGTGCAAAAGTCGCGGCACGGGGAACTTTTACGCAGAAGTGAATCAATGGGAAGACGTAAATACATGAAAAAAGAAGAAATATTAAAAAAAAGTGCAGAGTTAGTGACAGGCAACCGTGCAAAAGACTACGGTGACGCGCTCGAAAACTTTGACCGTATCGCCACAGGGTGGAACGTAATTCTAAACGGGGCAATAGCCTCGCATGGATACCTAACCGCGCAGCACGTTGCGCTTATGATGGATTGGGTTAAAACAGCAAGACTACTAAACACCCTAGACCATGAAGACTCATGGATCGACAAGTGCGGATACAGCGCAATCGGTGGGTCTTTTTCGGGAGAAAAAAGTGAGTAATCTAACAGTAGGCAGCGCGTCCCTACGTGGAAACCAAAGACCCGAATCTTAAAAAGATGGGCCCCGGATGGGCTAGAGGTGACGGCGAAGTGGTGGGATACGCCGTGGCAACTACAGCTTGGGCCGGATACATCCCCATCAGGCACCAAGGCGGCGGCAACCTAGACGAAAAGCAAGTTAACAAGTGGCTCAAAAAGATATTCGACTGCCCCGCAGATAAAGTCATGCACAACGCTCAGTATGACCTCGGCTGGATCAAGCGCATGGGCTTTGATGTAAAGGGCCGTGTGATCGACACGATGGTTGTGGCGTCCCTGCTTGATGAAAACCGTAGAAGCTTCAGTCTCAACAACCTCTGCTACGAACTGTTAGGCATAGCCAAGTCAGAAAAACTATTAAACGCCGCCGCGGTGGAGTTTGGGTTCGATGCCAAAGCAGAAATGTGGAAGATGCCCGCAATGTTTGTCGGGCCTTACGCACAGAACGACGCAGAGATTACGCTTAAACTGTGGGACTACCTGTCTGTACAAATCAAACAGGAAAACCTTGAGGGCGTTACAGAACTCGAACTGGACCTCCTGCCCTGCCTTGTAGACATGACGTGGCGCGGTATTCGCGTTGATATGGACAAAGCAGAAATAACGCGGAACGCAATCCTAAAGCGCGAGAAGGAAGTCCACAAAGAAATAAAGCGTATCTCCGGCTGCGATATAGAAATCTGGGCCGCGGCGTCCATTGCCAAAGCCTTCGATAAAATGGGCATAGAATACTTTAAAACAGAAAAAGGCTCTCCGTCCTTCACCAAGAAGTTCTTGTCAGAACATCCCGATAAGTTACCTAAACTGATCGTAGAAGCGCGAAACCTCAACAAAACGTCAGGCACGTTCATTAACAACATCCTGACCTTCTGTAACTCAGATGGACGTATCCATAGCCATATAAACCAAATTAGATCAGATGACGGCGGTACAGTGTCAGGGCGGTTCTCCATGAATAACCCAAACCTACAACAAATCCCCGCCCGCGACCCAGAGATAGGACCAATGATCCGGTCCCTGTTTTTGCCAGAAGAAGGCGAACAATGGGCCGCTATAGATTACTCCCAACAAGAACCGCGCATCTTGGTTCACTACGCGCACGTATTTGGTAAAAGCCAGAACAGAGTGCTAGGGGGCGTCACAGAGTTTATACAAAGCTACAATGACGATCCGCGGACCGACTTCCATACGATGGTGGCAGAAATGGCGGGCATCCCGCGTAAACAAGCGAAGACCGTGAACCTCGGTATTATGTACGGCATGGGCGTGGGTAAGCTGGCGATTGAACTTGATCTGCCCGAGGAACAGGCCAGAAGCCTAATCAACCAGTACCATGAGCGGGTGCCGTTTGTGAAAGAACTGATGAAGGGCGTACAAAGTCACCTTAGTCAGAAAGGGAGCCGAGGCCATGTGCGGTCCCTACTGGGCCGCAAGTGTCGGTTTGAGTTGTGGGAACCAAAGCAGTTTGGAATGTTTAAAGCACTGCCGTTCGAGCAAGCGGTGTTAGAACACGGTAAGCACACTCCGCTGGTCAGAGCGTACACCTACAAAGCCTTGAACAGGCTGATCCAAGCGTCCGCCGCGGACATGACCAAAAAAGCTATGGTCGATCTGTACCGAGAAGGCTATCTGCCCATGCTGCAAATTCACGACGAACTGGCTATGTCCGTAACGTCCAGAGAAGAGGCAGAAAAGGTTGCACTAATCATGCAAAATGCTGTACCATTGGAGTTGCCAAGCCTTTGTGACGTTGAGTTGGGTCCGTCATGGGGCGAAGCGGTATAGTCTGCTCTTCAACTCCCCCGCTTTGGTTCAGCAAGGCGGGGGTTTTTTGTTGTGTATCAAGTGTTTATCCTATATAGTCCCAGAAACTCGCACAAAGGCGCATAAGATGGATACTACAAAATGGAAATCAGTCCTCGTTCCGGTCGAAGTTTACCGAGAACTGAAGATTTTATCGGCTATCGAAGGCCGCACAATCAGCGGACAGCTACGCTT